CTTCGCATTCATTGGATAGTTAATCCTTGGTGCTTCCCCAACTCTTCCTCGTGTTACGTTGTTGAGCATCCTTTGCACAGGCCCATTATTAGGTGGACGGGTGTCGTCTGATGCAGTCTCTTGTCCAACGTCTTGCCAATCAGTAAGTCCTATACCGATTGCTTTGTTTGTATTTTCTCCTACTGGCTGAAATTTATTCATGTTATTTGTATGGGTTTACATACGGTTTAAATTCTCTGTTAACTAATTTCGTCTCTGACAGAAACTTACTTAAACTATTATAACACAGCATCCTTCCTATAACCTCGGCTTTCACATGCTCTGCTGGTTGTTTTAAGTCTATGGTGTTGAAGTCCCTAAGTGGTTCAATGTAGGAAAGGATCATGTCCTCTACTTGCTTCCACTCTGGGTCTTCAAAGAACCTGGCTGTGATTGTTTCTATTGTCATTGTGGGTCACCGAAGCTATCAGTATCAGCCTCCTTTTTAGGCGGCAACGGGGGCTGCTTGCTTTTGGGCTGGGGCTTTTGCTTGTCCATTTTGTTGTGGATTATTTAATAATTGCTGCTCCATCTCTGACTGTTGTTCAGTAGCCTGCTGATCGGCTAACTCGAACTCTGCCTGACTAATTCCCATCTGTTCAGCCCACTTTCCGAAGGCTAGTTTCACTCGTGGGTCATTCAAGGCTCCACTTCCAGCAGCATCAATCAAGGCAGACATTACTATCTGATAGTTTTGAGTCTTGGTAGCCAAATCATCCTGTTCATTGGTTATGATGAAGTCAAATTCAAACTCAGCATCGTCATAAAAGGCGTCCTTTATCTTAAGATACCTGTTCGCGCCAAGTTTCCTGTAAGCCTTGATTGCTTCTTCCTTAACAAGTTTTTGGAACTCTAGGTTTACTCTCTCGCCATTTAATACCTTCTGTTTGATCTCTTCATTGACGTGTAGTTCTGCTGCAGCCTCATCTAGTTTATCTAGTTCTTGTACTGATCCTGTAAACCGCATGATATGTTCTGGTGTTAGATCTTTCATGAGGTTAGGCATCACCAAGTCATTGAAGAAGTCCTGTAAGAATAGAGAAAGGTTTTCCTTCTTAAAGGCGTAAACACTTGTAGCGTTAGCTGTTTGGATCTGTGTCTGGCCTAGTGTGGTATTTGAGTTAGGTTCTTGACCTCTAATAGCCTCGTAGGCGAACGATAAGCGGTCTGCCTGACCAAGATAGCTCAGTTCTTCAGAATCAAACGCTGGTAAGTTACGCTCTTCATTCACAACAGGAGTAATCCCGTTAGCTGACAATAACAAGTCACCACTCTCAAGGTCTGTGAGTACATTGCGCACAATCTGTTTATCAGGTGTCTGGAACAGGTGCATGGCCGAGATCTCCATAGAAACCCTCCTTTGATTCTTCAGCTCATTTATTCTCACTTGGACATCAAACAACATCTCCACTACTCCCAGCCCTAACCATCGTCCTTTTATCTTGGTGTAGTGGAAATCTTTAAATGGATAAGGTTTATACCACCTTGATTTAAAGAGAACCACACCTAAGTCTCCTGTAGATTGCCCTTCAGCATTTACAGACTGTGTTTCTGTCCCTGCTACGATAAACAAGGCTTTAACTACCTCATCGCCTCTTTTAGTGCCTGGTTTAGAGTTATCTAGCCACCACCTAGGCACCTCCCCATATCTCTTGTGTACCTTAATGTAAGGAGTAGAGGTCATAACCATACTGTTACCATTCTCATCTTGGAATGGTTCTTGGGCGCCAGCTTGCCCAAAGCGCTCTATAGCCTCCTCAACATTATCCCAGCCCGTATCTCTTAATTCTGTAGGAGTGAGGTAGTGAATCGTCGTCACAAAGCGTGATTTATCTATGGTTTCCACTGTTGGATCAAGTACAAGTCTTCTCAAATCAACCACTTCGGCCCCATCTTTGGTCTTTTGGAGAACCACAGAACCATATCTAGGAGCTTCTTCTGCTAGTTGGTTCAATACTTTACCCAGTTTATTCTTCTTCAACCATTGTTTTAGTTCTTTTTCCAGTAAATAGGTTGAGAAGGCAGACTTAGGACTCATAGGAAGTAGCCTTATGTTCTTTGTATCGATGTTCAACATCCTCATAGCTACCTCACAGGGTGAATGGATGATGTTATAAAACAGTTTATCCCTTCCCAAATACTTTCTACCATCCTTATACTCAGAATTGAGGTAAAGGTTAATCCTCTTTAGGGTTTGGATCTGATTAAAGGCATACCCTGGAACAATACTGATGTAGTTATTATAAAACTCCGTTGATTCCTGACGTATTTGCGCAAATATTGATTCCATTAGCCATATTATACGAGTTGCTTAAGTACAATGCTCGTATTCTCACACTTAATTACTAATATATCCTTATATTACACAATACTTCGAGAACCCTTGTTTGCACTAGACTTCATGTTTCTAAGCAATTCGTCAACCACATACTCTTCATATACACCAAAGAATGAGGAAGTTACTGTTGTTGCCCCGACTTTAAATGCTTCCCTAGCAATGGAGTATATTTCTGTACGTATAACCCATCGCCTAATTGAGTCATAGCTTGGTCTTCTGCCTGTCTTAAGGTGAATATACTCACATAAGTCCATAATGTTTAGATCTAGGATCTTGTACTTCAGCCAACACTGTAACCACAAGTTCTCATCCACGTTAAACTCTTTAGCAAAGCGTTTTGCTGGTTCAGTGGTAAACATCTTGCTCTTGTTAAGGTGAATAATCATGTAAATTGGTTCCCTCGTACCCTATTCTGGTATATCTTAGCTGTTCGATAAACGTCCACCCGTATTGGCTCTCTAACTCCATGCACGGCTAAAGCCAGACTCATTACGCGGTCATCAGTCATACCTTCTGGTACTGTCACCTTGATCTTCCCTAAATCTGTCAGTTCATATCTAAAGGCTTCTAGTTCAGATATTAGTCCTTCATCATCTGGTATCTTGATCTTGTCTTGTTCTAGTAAGATAGCGAGGTTATTTAATAGGTTGCGTCTAGATATTTCAGTGAACTTAAACCCTTCGTGGTTCTCGCCACCGATATTCAAGCCCATAGCTTTTAAGTCTTCTACCACAGGATCACCTACACCAGTAGCATCGGGCCAAATTAGAGCATTGTTGTATCTTCTCGCTACAGCTTCTATCTTAGACTTCTGTAAGTTCCAATCTACTTGGTTGAATCTATCTTGAGGATAGGCAATTAAGTGATTGAGGTTAAAAGGAGTTAATACAGTCCAGTCTTGATACTTAGCTAGGTCTACACCTAATTGGAAGTCTCCTTCTTCGCTTAGTTGTGTGTCCTTGGGGTATTTGTTCTGGTGTATACGCCTGAAGAATTGTCCTGCGCCTTCTAGAAACTCACAGAAGTATTCCTGGTTAAATAGAGCCTGAGAGGTTTCTTTCTTCTCTTGAGCTAATACTTCTGGTGATAAAACATTAGTATCGTCTGCTGTTAAGACCTCCCAGAACCATTGTTCACTATCCTTAGCTAATTGCAGTATAGACCAAGCATGGTTCTTGCCTCTGGGTGTAAAGTTAAAGATAGCCCAGCCACCGTTAGCAGCTAGAATAGGGCGCACATACTTCCAGGCTTCAGGGCTAGAGATAGAATACTCTGAGAACACTATACCTATAGGGTTAGTGCCCACACCACTCTCCTTAAACTCATCAGCAGCAATTAGTTGGATAACACTGCCATTCTTTAGCTCTATCTTAAGCTCTGTAGCATTAGTTCCTTTGATAAGCTCTTTAGGGACATGGTCTATCATCTTAAACCCATCATTGTCTATGTTATCCCAGATTACTTTCTTGGCTTGTTTATATGAAGGTAGAAAGTAGAAATAAGTTCCCACTCTCTCCATAGCTCTACCTATCATGTAGTTAAAGCAGGTCTTATCCTTACCCGCTCTACGGTGCCAAACGATAACTGCTCTAGTTATTCCCTCATCCAGTGCTTTCAGTAGAGGTATCTGATAGTCCCTCGGAGTGAAGTTGTGCGGCAAGTGGATCTCCATATTTAACTATATTAACATTAATGGCCTCACCATCTTCTCCAGTGTGCTCATTAATTCTAGGTAATACGGTCCCAGCTAGTTTAAGAATTAATGCTCTCTTATATTGGTCATCATCAGGTAATTTTAAATACCTAGAAATTACTGTTAGGGATTCTGTCCTTACATTTGCAGCCAGTATTCTATCATTTAATGTTTTGCCTCCTTTCATGTTGACCTACTATTATTATATGGCTCTACTTAGCCTTCTTTCTGATGCCTGTACTAGCTTTATTATATGTTCTTAATGGTTTTTTTCTTTTAACCATACCTGTACCTACTACAGTGTACATATTCTGCTTATACTCAGCTTTTGCTTTTAATCTAGTGGGTATTGACTTAACGTAATTTGTAGCTTTTTTAACTAATTTTTTCATTGTTATATTATATCATATATGTAAATCGAACGGGTAGAGATTGTTATAATCCCAAAAGACGATCATAATACCGACCAGAAACGCCACAATTAAACCAAAGATGACACCCTCAAGATTACTCATGTTGTAGTAGCTTTAAAGAATATATCATCCACTGTTCTACACCCCACTGGTTCCCATCTATGCCACTCTGGATTAAGATCGTAATAGACTGTGTGGATAGCGACCGTTGTAGTCCCTCCTAAGTATTTGTGACAGATACATTCACCACCTGCGCACTGCCTGAAGTGGTGGCCTGGTTCTATAGCCAACATAATAGGTTCTACTACCTTATTGTGATTAGGTAGCTTAGAAACGTAAATAATAGATACTACTATCACCCCGAGGACTATTAATAATGTTACCCATGTTTTCATAGTTATATTATATCACTTAACGAGCCCAATCCGCCCTACCAAACCAATAAAATAGGGCGGGGAGGACTAACTAAGTCCTGTGTCTATACCTACGATTTTTAACAAGTACAGAATAGCTACGATGATTAAGACAATGTTAATAATCGTGTTAAACGGTGCAGGAATCGGTAACAAAGTAATGCAGTACGCTACAAGACCGAGAACTACTAACGCTACTACTATTGAGATCAACATATGTTTTTAATTAATGGGCTTAGAGTGCCCGACTCCCACTCGAGTATTACCAAGCCTAGGAATGATAACCTAGACTCCAATTAGATTGAGTGGGAATCGGGAACCCCAATGGGTTCCACGAAGTCTTTAGGAGCTTAATTGAGACACATTACACGCAACCATGAACTGACTTGTACCAAGAGATAGCCGCATTTGTCTGCGTTCCCTTGTAATCAAATGATGCGCCAGCCTTGAGAGCAGGAATAGATGCTCCTTCAGAAAGGAGGAATCCTTGCAACTTTACGTTAGCGTCATTGTACACGAAGTCCTGTGTACCCATGAGCTTGTTAGAGAGAGCTACGCAAGCTGCTGAACCAGTAGCTGGAGGAGTTGCTCCACCAGTGGTCAACTTAGCGATCAAAGCTGCCAATGAATCAAGGAGGGCCTTCATCTGGCTGTTTGAGCTACTTCCAGTGGTGTCGTTGTCATCCTGGTTGTCATCAGTGTCATCTACGATTGTGATTCGATCACTGAAGAGCATAGTGTCAGAAAGGTCTGTGTTTTCACAGAGGTTGCTGACATCTGGGCCATCATCACCGTAGGTTG